ATTTATTGAACTTAATTACTTGTTGAATAAAATCAAATCTTTGAGTACCTAAATTATCCTGTTGAGGAAAAAACTCGACTCCTTGTCTTATCCCAAACATCTTCATTTGGGAAAGATGTGCGTTAACCAGCATCGTATCTGCTGGTCCTTTACCGTCACGATCTATAACCGACTTGACGATATCATCAAGTGCAGATTTACTATTATCGCTCATGAGTGTTCAGTAAGTGTTCTATTCTTCAATGTTGTATCCAGCATGAAGACGTTTAAGAGTTATAACGTCATCCTCTACTTCGACATCAAATCTTTCATTAGGCTGTAAAGCCATGTCATGAACGATCTCATCATTTAGAGGGATTACTGCAGAACCGTAAGCATCTTGCTCAAGTTCAATTTTGTAATAACTAGGAGACATTGGAAAGTGGTATTTCTAGTTTAAATCGTCAATACTCTAACTCTAGTTTTCCTTTGGTCATTAATCCATTGCATAACCAAACAAGTGCATCAACACAGTCATCGTGAGAACTTACTCCAAAATTAACGATCTCATCTGTTAGTGGTCCGAACTTTCTATACTTGTTAAAAATGATCTTTCGTTGTTCAAATAAACCCATTATTCCTCTAAAACGTGCAACTTTATCTCCTCTAAAACCTTTTACTGCATGCCATATAACGTTGTATAAACCATGGTCTCCCTGACATATTCGTTTAAAGTCTGCTTCTAAAGAAGCCTGATATGCCACCGCTTCTGACCAAACATGAATAGAACTTCCAGTAGGAAAATAGTTTTGACCGTCTTTATGAACAACACCCCATTCTTCCATCATTTCCATTAAAGCTTCTAATTTTTCTAAATTACCCATAATTCGTAAACGCTTACAATCAATCACATGAATTTTGTTACCAATACGTCCACCCATTACAAATACTGTGAAATCATTCTGTTCTCTTACACCTGCAGATAAATCAACTCCTATTCCCATTGCATCAAATTCTGTAGCAATTCCACCTCTAACAATTAAATCTGGAGAAAGAGATAACTCACTAGTTTGTACAATCTGGTTTTGATACTGGAAACTAAATGCAACTGGAGCCTGACGACGACGATCTCTTAAATAATCAAGTGACCACATATCAGGCCAATACGAAATCTCCTCTCCTTCCTTATCAACAGTGATAGCAGACTGTACTATCTGAACCCAATCATTTGCTGGAGTAAAAGTACTGTTATGAATATCATCATGTCTAAAACGTGTACCTAGACAAATAGCTCTTCCACCTTCAAACATAGTGGGAACAATAACTGAGTTCCAGTTATCCT